AATGCTGAAGGACAGCAACCTGAACCAGAAACTGATATTCTTTCTTTTACTCTCACTCAACAAACAGGGCCTGCAACTATAAATACTACTAATCATACTGTATCTATACAAGTTGCTTATGGAACAGATTTAACTGTTCTAACCCCGAGTATAACAGTTTCAACGGGAGCAACGATAAGTCCTGCAAGTGGTGTAGGGAGAAACTTTAGCAGTCCTGTAAATTATACAGTTTCAAATGGCGGAGCATCTCAGGTTTGGACTGTTACTGTTACAACGGCTTCCGCACCTCCAGGGCCGGGAACAGCAAAGAGTACAACATACGGTAACAGATGGATAATTCATGGTAATAAGATAGTGAAAATAGAATAAGTGAAGGAATTATAAAAACAAAGGTTATGACAGTTGATAAAAGTAAGGAAATAGTAATACCAGTGTGGTTGTTAAGCCTGCTGGTTAGTGTTGTAATGGCAGGATTCACGACTTGGGGAATAATAACTGCTAACAATGCAAAAGTCAATATTCGGTTAGACCACGCTGAAAGGGATTTAGGTCAGAAAGTTGATCAGCCCAGTCCTGCTTTCGTAATAGATACCGGGCAAGATAACGAGTTTATCGGAACTTATCGGAGTTACGATTTAGGAATTTTCACTTCGCAACATGATAATAACGCTCAGGATATGAAAGTTGCACGGGCAACAATAAGATATACTCAAGAAGGGGTTGCAGATACAATTGCGTATCTGCCTAATCTCGCAATCGTGTGGAATGTAAAAATAAGAGTAACAACCAATTTTAACGATAGTGGTACGGATTTACTTGATGTAGGCACTTCAACATCAGGTTCACAATTTATAAACGATCTTGATATTAGTACAGGATCAGGTCAATTTTCTTCAAGTAACTTATCTAATCCTTTGATGATATGGGGAAATAATTATATAACTGCGAGGTATGATGGTCAAAATAATAATGCAACAGCAGGAGAAGTAAGAATTTGGATACACTACACACTAAGATAGATATGAAAACAATGAAACTGATAGTAACACTTTTGGTAATTGCGACCGCAACAGCTTTCTGTCAGGAAGATAAGATTTTTAAAGAACAGATAACTGTTGAAAAGGGGATCCGCTTCGGCGACGGTACAGTTCAATTAACAGCTTCGACTAACAGCAATGATTTGATGACATGGGAGAATATTCTTAATAAGCCTTCCTTCTTTTCAGGTGATTGGAATGATTTAATGAATAAACCCTCTGTGATAGATTTTAACGAGGTATTAAATGAAATGGGGGCAATGCTTGTTTTAAAGCGAAAAACATCAGAAATAGCTTCCATGCAAGCAGTTGAGGGAAATATCGTATATGATATTGATAAAAAAATATGGCAGGGTTTTGATGGTAATGTTTGGAAAACTTTTATAACAGATAAATGAAAAAGAATATATTTTTTATAATACTATTTTTTATTTCCTCGCTTGTTTGTGGAGCAGATTATTATGTAAGCACTACAGGTGTTGATGATGCTTCAAGAAATGGAATGTCGCAATCGCAAGCATGGAAAACTCTTTATTATGCATCAACAAGAGCAACATCATCTGGTGACATTATTAATGTTAGTGCAGGAACTTATGCAGCAGATTCAAGATTAATAGAACTGCGAAGTGGTGTAAGTGTTGAAGGAGCAGGAAGGGAATCTACAATATTAGTATTAACAAATACATCCGAAAATTGCTGTCTTAAGCTTGATTCCTGGAATGGCTGGGGTAGTACAACATACGGAAATCAACATATATCAGGAATCAAATTTGATGGTGATTTAACCGCAGCATCAGCAATTGGTGTTGTAGGTCGGTCAAATGTATATGTATATGATTGTGAATTTATTGATTTTGTAAATAGTGCAGTATTTTTTAGTGGCCAGCCAAGTTATACCTGGACACTTCAAAATATTTATAGCACAAAAACAAGTGGAGATCACAGTAAAATGCCAGACTCTAATGCTTGGTGTTCAGGTAATAAAGCGTATAATAACATTATGACAAACTGTTCAAGAATGGCAGACACAGAACATCACGGTGGAGCATTGCGTCTTGGTACACAAGACGGTTTTGAAGCATACGGCAATACTATTAATTCATTGGATCGCAGGGGTTTTGGTATTAAATTTTATGATTTAGGTTGGAATAAAAATACTAATATACACGATAATGATGTTGAAGTTTCTCCAATTTTATCTGGAATGCGGTATGATTTTGCTATTGAATTGTGGTGGGAGCTGGGTGGTTGCAAAGTTTATAATAACCGCTTAAAAGGTTCGCTAGACTTAGTTCATTCTGTTGATCATATTAATGCCGGGTATTCGATGCAAATTTATGGAAACAATGTTGGTCGCAGTGATGCAATTCCAACTACTAATGACAGGGGTATTGTTCTTGAGGGAAGAATAGAATATGTTGAAGTATATAGAAATTATATACATAATGTTACAAGGGCATTTTATATTCCCAGAGAATCAAACGGTGGGTTTTCAGGTGTTGACAGGATATATTATACTAAAATTTATGATAATTTATGTGTTAATTTAGGTTGGGAGCAAGCATCTAGAACGTGGGGTATTTATTTTCTTCCACAAGATCAAACTGTTAACCAAGATGAAACACAGTATTTTTATGTACAAAATAACACTTGGACTATTCACCCAGATATAACTGTTAATACTTGGTGCGGATTAATGCTTCCGAATGTATCTCAAATGTCTAACGTATATTATGACAATAATATAATAGTTGGTTTTGACAGGGGGGGTATTGTGGCTGAATATGCAAGAACAAAAGCAGACAATATATTTATAAGAAAAAACCTTATATATGATTGTGGAAATAATAACCAACCATATTATGATGCTGCATTTAACTCTTCATTAACAAACTATACATTTGTAGCAGGGCCTACAACAAGCCCACAATTTGTATCAAGTACTGATTTTCATCTACAATCTTCATCACCAGCAATAGGTCAAGGGGTAAATGTTGGATTATTAACTGATTATGATGGTAATACTTGGAAAAATATTCCTTGCATAGGGTGTTATGAATACGGTTCTTCAACACCTCCTGACACACAGGATGAAGAAGTTAGTTCAGGGGTTGTTTATGATAGTAAATGGGTAGTAATTGATGGACGTATAGTAATACTGACTTATGAAAAAAATTGAGTATGATGCTATTGTTTAATATAAAAAAGATTAGCGATGACAATGGATGATAGAAATAAAATAATTGTTCCTGTTTGGTTAATTGGAATAATGGTGAGCGTAATAACTGCAGCAGGAACAGCATGGGTGGCTGTGCAGGTTAAGACTGCAAGGCTCGAAGTTAGGGCGTCGCATAATGAAAACAATATCGATATGCTACGAAAGGAGAAGGTTAGCAAGGAGCAATTTAATACGATCCTTGATTTGCTCAAAGGTATTGAAAAACAACAGGACGAAATGCGAAGACAGCAGAACGAGATGCAAGTACAGCAAAATGAATTCGGCAGGAAGCTTGACGCACATATAAGAGATACAAGATAAGTTAATTATAATGGTGATACTTGACGCCGGGCATGGCTATAATACAAAAGGCAAAAGAAGCCCTGTGTGGAGTGATGGCTCTCAGCTGTTTGAATGGGAGTTTAACAGAGATGTTGTAAAAAGAATACGTGAAGGCATGCAGCTTCTTGGAATAAAGAGTATGGCGTTAGTTGAGGAGGCTATTGATATAGGTTTGAGAGTAAGAGCAGCAAGAGCAAATGAAATAGCTGTTAAGTTTCCTGGTTCGTTTTTAATAAGTGTTCATGGCAATGCAGGAGGTGGTGAGGGTTGGGAGGTATGGACTTCTCCAGGACAGACAGAAAGTGATCATCTTGCCACGATACTCTTTGAATCTGCAAAATATTATTTACATGGATTTAGGATGAGAAGCGATTTTTCAGATGGTGATCAAGATAAAGAGGCAAAGTTCACAATATTGACAAAAACTACATGTCCGGCTGTATTGACTGAAAATCTTTTTTACGACAACGAAAGAGAATGCAGGTTTATGATGTCTGAACAAGGAAGAAATTTGATCGCAAAGCTTCATATAGTTGCTATTGAAAAATATTTGAAAATGAGATGAAAAAAGGAATATGGCATTTAATAAAGAAAAATATTCTTCGAAAAAAAACAGTTCCGAGAAGATTTTTTGGGCTTAAAAAAGATAAGCATGATAGCAGGGATATTTTATATAAAGTCCGCTTACCTGGCCTTGCTCCAGAGTCGACAGACATGAAAAATATTAAGGAGTTTCAACACAGGTATAATCAAGGAGTTATAGGCTCTTGCACGGGAAATGCATTTTGTTATGCTTTTCGTAGAGTTTTACAGGTTAATAATCAATCAGAATTTGACCCTTCAAGGTTGTTTGCATACTACAATGCAAGATCGGAAGAAAACAAGGACAAGGACTCAGGTGCATCAATAAGAGATGTTATCAAGGGAGGTGCCAAATATGGGGTTTGCTCAGAAAACAAATGGAGGTATATAGAAAATATGTTTGCAGTTAAGCCTTCAGAAAAGGCTTTTATTGAGGCTCTTGATCATCAGGTGCTAAAGTATGAAAGGCTTCCACAGAAGAAAGAATATATCATGGATGCTATTTATAGAGGTTATCCAGTTATTTATGGAAAGTTGATTTACGAGTCGTTCATGTCGGAAAAGGTTGCAAGAACAGGTATTGTTCCTTATCCGCGCAAATGCTGGGAAGATTTTATTGGTGGACACGCAATGGTAATATTTGATTATGACAAAGATTATACTGTAGAGCCAAACAGCTGGGGTAAAGATTGGGGGTTCAATGGAGTTTGTAAAGTTCCCTGGACGTATGTACTTGATTCTAAATTGTCATTTGATTTTTGGGTAATGTATGTTGTTGAAGGTTAACATAGTAATTCACTTAATTTTTAAAATGGTTATGAAAAACAAAGGATTTATTTTTATTGTAGTATTGCTACTTACGGCAATAGCTGTGCCTCTTTTTGGACAGGACGGTGTGTCACCGCCTGCAGATATTAAAGAGTTTTGGGAGCTCAGAAAATGGACTGTTATACTTGGAGGCCTTTTGGCGCTTATAGGAATACTAAAAAATACAGGATTAGACAAAAAACTTGAAAAATTCTGGTTTGGAAGACTACTATTAAGTACCATAAGCCTTATTCTTACATTTGTCGGCAAGAAATATGTCGCATATAAGATAAGAAGAAAGGAGACAAAGGCGTCTAAGGCTTCTGTTGTAACAAAAGTATTGCTTATTGGGCTATTGTTGTCAGGAATGTCAGTTTCTGTATCAGCACAAAAAGTAATTAACAAATTTATTGATCCGGTTACAAAAGAAAGAATAGCGGATAAGTCTTTAAGGTTTTCAGGTGAAGCTGGTAGGGATGGTTCAAGCGCATGGTTTCCAAGAGGCGCAGCTATAATAACTGGTGTTAAATTTCATCACGACTCAGAACAGGGAAAATTCATTACTGAAGATTTTACAAGGGTTGGTGCAGGACTGGAATTTGCTCATTACAGGGTTGTAAATGATGAAGTTATTAATGATTATGGAATTGGCGCATTCTTTTCGCCTCCTCTGACAACGGATCCGCTTCAGCAATACGCTACTGTCATAGTTATTGGATCAATATATGATCTTGGTCACAGATTCAAGCTTGAATTTCTCAATGGAATAAGTATAGGCGGAGGTTTTTCTTATGATATAAACAAAGATAGACCGGCTAAAGATAATATCAGTTTCCTGCCGAGTTTTACGATCACTTTCTGATCAGGCAGTTTTCAAGGTTAGTTTAGTTAGTGTGAACCGCTGGAGAAATTCAGCGGTTTTTATCACTATAATTTGAGTTTTATCCCTGAACCCCTCAGGAGTTAAAATAAACTCTGAATCTTGTGCATATACAGAAATAGAAAATGAAATGATTAGTAGAAAAAGAAGTTTTTTCATATAGCGTTATCTTTATTTTAAGTATTTTAAATTGCTTTGTAAACAAAACAAACCCTGTGAATTTCAATAATTTCCTCTTTATATATCTTAAACCTGGGATAATTAGGACTTACACACCAGAGGATGCTTGGATCTTCTGTGTCGTGTTCAATCCTCTTTATCATCCGGTCATCTCTTGTTATTATAAGGTAAATTCTTTCAGTATTTAACGTTTCCCAATTATGCATTTTTCTAACCCCTATAATAGCGCCATTTGTCACTTCTGGCTCCATTGATGTACCAAGTACCGGAAGTATATTTTCTGTCAATTCAGACCCTGGCAATCCAGATACAAAACCATCAGGACTTTTAGAACCAATAATTTCTATAATAGACCTTCCTGCAGATACCGGAAGGTTCCAGTATGGAATATCTTTAAATGAACCAGATTCATATAAATTGGTTCAAGGAAACCCAGAAGTCTTTAGCTTCTGGGAGGAATTGAACCACTATTCCCTCTTTTGTTGGATTTAACGTAATTATTTCTTTCAAATATTTGAATATATCGAAACTATTTTGTATCTTTGCAGTATGAAGTTGACTTTGAAAATAAAACTTTTGCCTACTGACGAACAGGCTAACTTGCTTCTCGATACAATGAAGGAAGCTAATGCTGTTTGCAATGCTATTTCTGATGTGGCGTGGCAAGAGAAGATTTTCAATAATTTCAAACTCCATCACAAAGTATATCATAGCTACAGGGCTACGTTTAACCTTTCTTCTCAAATGCTTATTATGCAAATAGCGAAAGTTGCTGATGCTTATAAGTTGGATAAGAATGTTAAAAGGCAATTTAAACCACTTGGTGGCATTGCTTATGACAGTAGGATAATGACCTACAAGCCGAATAGCATTGTTTCTCTGTGGTGTATCGGTGGTAGGCAAAAAATTAACTTTGTTTGCCACAACCCTAATTACATTCCTTATATCAAAGGTGAAGCCGACTTGGTTTACAAGAAAGGTAAGTTTTACCTTTTCCAAACCGTTGATGTTCCCGAAGAGGATGTTGATGATGTAGAAGAGTTTATCGGGGTTGATATGGGCTTGATTGAAATTGCAGCACTTAGCAATGGTAAATCTTTTAATTCTAAAAAACTTAACGATTATAGAGAGAAAAGACAAAAAGTAAGGAGTTCGCTTCAAAGCAAAGGTACGAAAGGCTCTAAAAAAGTCCTGAAACGATTGTCTGGCAAAGAACGAACTACGAGTACAATTATTAATCATACCATTAGCAAACAAATTGTTCAACTTGCTAAATCCGAAGGCAAAGGGATTGCCATTGAGGATTTGAAGGGTATTAGATTTTCTGCCAACGAGAAAGGTAAGAAATTTAGAACAAGAGTAGGCAAATGGAACTTCAACCAACTTAGAAGTTTCCTTACTTACAAATCTTTGCTTAACGGTATTAAATTGGTAGTTGTACCACCTGCTTATACGAGTAAGACGTGTCATAATTGCCTGCATATAGGCAACAGACAAGGCAAAAAATTTACTTGTAGCAACTGCAATTCTGTATTCGATGCTGACGAAAATGCAGCTAAGAATATAGCATTGTTGGGGACTTCTGTAAACAGTCCTGAAAAGCCGAGTATGTTGTACTGTCAAGTGCATTCGTTCTTAGGTTTAAAGCCCACAAATCTTTAGTTTGTGGGTAGTTTACTAAGCGATGGATTTCCTTTTCCTGTTTTAAACCAGTCCATTGATATTTGCAAAATACTTGCATATTACTTGCAATAATATTATATTTACAGCATTAATATACTTCAAAAGTAATAAATATATGAAAGATTCAAAAGGAGTTAACCAGGAAGTTGGGAAAATGACCTTAGCGGATTATTACGACAATCTGCCGCGGCAAACAAGCCCAAAAAGCGACTTTGTGCGTGAGGTTGCTAAACGGTGTGATATATCTGAAGCAACGGTAAGGTGGTGGCTTAGGGGCCAGTTTAGGCCGAGCAGAAAAGAGTTCTACAGGGTTCTATCGGAAATGACCGGAATTTCGGAAGAGAATCTTTTCGCATGATAGATATTGAATTTCATACTGATCCGATGACCGGTGAGGCTATGTACAGGAAGGTTGGCGATTCTTGTATAAAGCAGATGACAAGAAATGATACAGAGATCATTTCTACTTTACTCACTATCAGCGAAACCTTTTACCCGGAGCAGTACAAGGCCCTTAGTAATGAGTATTGCAAATCATCTATCAACAAGCAATATTATGATTTTCTAAGAGCAAGAAGGATTGTTAACTGTTGCTATGGGGAAAATGACAGCCAGCCTGATCTTGACGAGTTTGGAAATAGGCACTTTGAAAGGATAAAATGTCCCAGGATGGCTGAATGTAAGAATTATAAGATAATCTGTCAGCCAAAATTCTCAACAGAATTATCGGATCGTGAACAAGAAGTGATGGAACTCTATTTTCATCATGTCAGCACCGAGGATATTGCTGAGAGGCTTTTTCTTTCAATACACACGGTTAATAATCATAGGAAAAATTCTCTTTCAAAGCTCCGGTTGCGCTCACTTCAGGAATTTCAGGATTTTGCTCACAGGACGAAAATGTTTAAATAACTTAAATATCAGGACATGGCAAAAGCATTCACCTTTGAAACGCAATTTGACGGCATGAAAATGACTCATGTTATCAATGACAAGGTAAGGGTTGAGACAGACCTTGGAACCCTTGAATCGCGACGATTTGTTAGGGGAAAAGAAGTTAAAAAAATAAGTTGCTCTGGCATGACGCTAAGCGCTTACGAAAATTACTTGAAAAGTCAAAAAGGGGCATAATGGTAAGCAAAGATACACCGATATGGCAGCTTACTGTAGGTGAGTTTCTTGATCTTCAGAAAGAATTCCTAAAACCGCAAACCGTAATCCAGCAACCGGAAAAGAAGTTGGTACATGGTCTTGAAGGTATAGCAAGGTTATTCGGATGCTCACGCACAACGGCAAGCGCTATCAAGAAAAGCGGTGTTATTGATGAAGCTATAACTCAGGTTGGCAGAACTATTGTAGTAGATGTCAACCTGGCCCTCAGGCTGGCAGGAAAACGAAAAAAGAAATAAACCTTAAAAATAATTTAAAATGAGACTATTTTTAAAAAGAATGGAGATCGAGAACTGGAAAGGGATCAAGAACGAATCCTTCGAGTTTTTAGAAAACGAAACATTTTTTGAAGGCGCAAATGGTACAGGCAAGACATCAATGTTTGACGCTTTATTGTGGACGCTTTTCGGGATAGACCACCTGGGCAGGACGGATCACGAGATAAGGCCGACGGTAGATGGCGAGCCTGTTCACAGGCTTGAAAGCAAGGTAAAAATTGACCTGTTAATAGACAATGTCAAAACGCTCACGTTAACGAGGATATTTAAAGAGGTTTGGGTGAAGCCGGAAACCGGGCTTGAAGAAGTGTATAAAAATAACACTACAGCTTACTATATAAATGATCTGTCGGTAAGGAAAAAGGACTATGATGCAATGGTCACATCAATTTGCTCGGCTGAAGGATTCAAGATGGTGACGAACCCGTATTATTTCAATTCGCTTCACTGGGAGGAAAGAAGAAAGATGCTCTTCGACATAGCGGGCGACGTGACTGACGAATATGTCGCGAAAGGAAATAGGGAATTCGAGGAACTCATCAAGGAAGTAACAGGGGTAGGGTTTGTAAACTTCAAAAAGGCTCTTGCAGTGAAGAAGAAAAAGCTACAGGACGAGCTTGATGATATTGACCCGAGGATTTCCGAATTGATACGAAGCAGGCCGGAGGTTCTTGACTGGGAAGCTCTTTTAA